AATATATAGTTGGAAGTATGGAGTAGAGTTAAGAGACATTATAGGAATGCCAACATCTTTAGCAATCCCGACAATAGATAGAAGGATTAGTGAAGCTTTAGAACTAGATGATAGAATAGAAAAAGTTGATAGTTTTGAGTTTGAAAGAAAAAAGGGAGTTATTCACGTTAAATTTGTTGTCCATACAAAATACGGAAGTTTAGATATAGAGAAGGAGGTGGCAACATAGATGTTTGAAGACAATACATTTGAAAACATTTTAGATAGTATGCTTTCTAATGTACCGCAGGATATAGACAAAAGAGAGGGATCTATTATCTATGATGCTTTAGCTCCTGCAGCTATGGAATTAGCTAATGCATACATAAATCTTAATCTTATCTTAGACGAGACATTTGCAGATACAGCAAGCAGATTTTCATTGATTAAAAGATGCAAAGAAAGAGGTATAGAGCCACTTCCTTCTACTTATGCAATTGGTAAAGGTGTATTCAATATGGATGTACCCTTAAGATGGAGATTTAGTTTAGATGATCTTAATTTCTTTGTTACCGAAAAGATAGAAGATAACACATATAAATTACAATGTGAACAAGCAGGTGACATTGGAAACGTATCAGGTACTTTAGTTCCAATAGATTACTTAGAGGGATTAAAAACTGCAGAGCTAACAGAGATACTTTTACATGGAGAGGA